TCCTATTGGCACTCGTGGTCGTCACGGTGATATATTAATAAGTGATGATATTTTAAAAGATGAATACGGTGAAACAGCTCAAAACATGGAGAAAGTCAAGCGTATTTGGTGGAATTCCCATGCTCCAATGATTAATGCAAAGAAGGGTATAATCTTATATTTAGGCACGCCTATTTCTGATAATGATATGTTTGATGATATCCAAAAGATAATCCGTAAAGAAACTGAAGCCACTGGTGATTCGTCATGGCGTTATTTGGAATATCCTGCTCTTAAAGAAGATGGCACTCCACAGTTTCCAGAGTATTATACTATTGAAGAATTAAATCGTATTCGTAGTAGTGTTCCTGATTGGGTTTGGGAGCAGGAATATATGCTTCATACGTGTGGTGGCAGCCAATCAATTTTCAAAATTTCTGATCTTGAAAACGCAAGTAGATTGCCTTATAAAGAAGTTAATGATTCTAACAAGAAATTCCAATCTTTTTATATGGGTTGTGATATTGCTTTGTCAGGAGCCTCGTCTGCGGATTATTCAGCATTTGTAGTTGTAAGTAAATCCCCTGATAATCCAATCAAGGTTGAATATATTTGGCATGAGAGAGGCGTTAGTGAGAAAGATCAGATTGATGAAATCAAGAACTTAAAACGTATTTATGGCATAACTCTTGGAAGAATTGAGAAAAAAGGCATTTCTGAATCCATGGCTAATTGTGTTTTAACTGACCCAGAGCTTGCAGGTGTTATGGAAGATTGGAATCCAACCAATGAGGAAAAAGCAAAGATTATTGGTAACTTACAATTATTAATAAAACATAACATGTTATATATCCCTGATACTGTTCCACATTATTCCGAATTGATTTCTGAGCTTATGTCTTTTACGCTTGTTAACAAAAATGGCAACCAGACCTTCAAAGCTTCCACTGGTCACGATGATTTGGTTATTGGTTTGGCATTAGCGGTGAGTGCTGCTGGTGGTTGGGTTTACGAAGAGCGTCCTATTTACAAACTCCAACTTATTTAAGTTTTTTAGTTTTCTTTCCTAACTTTTTGTATAATAACCTTTATAAATACCAAACGCATAACATATATATTACATTTTCTGGTGGAATTTATGGTTTTTGAGATGTATGATCGCTCTACTTATATTCATATTCCGAAAATGGATATGAAGAGTCGCACACCAGATATTTCAAAAAACATAAAAACATTCACAGGAAAACAGCCTCTTTCTAATAATTTGGAATCACAATATCTAACCACTATTGGTAGCGGAGTTGCTTCTAGACCTAGTGGGTATTTGTCTCTTATTAATTATGTTAAGACCTCTGGAGAATTGATTGCAATATTAGATGCTTTTGTTACAGATGTGCTTTCAGATGGTTATACTTTTGAAGGAACTGATTCTAAAGTAAAACTTGCCGAACAATTTTCTGAACAGAATCACATAGATTCAATATTATATAATTGGTTACTTGATGCATTTATTTATGGCAATGGTTTTTTAGTTATGAATTTTGTAACATCGAACCAAGTAAAGAGTTTAATGAAAAATGTCAAGGGTTATGAAACCAAAGAATTCAATAGAATGTATTATGAAATAAAGCAATATGCTGACGAGGTTGCATCAAAAAATATGAATATTCAGCATCTTCCTGCTGCCACTGTTTCTATTTTATCAGGAGATAAATATGGAAATAATATAATTTATCGTCAAACGGTTGGCACCGAATCTGTTGATTTTAATGAAAATGAAGTTATACATATTAAAGATATTGATATAGATGGAAAGCTTTGGGGGTTTTCCAGAATTTATGCCATCAAATCTGAGTTACAGACCTTGGCATACACTAAAGATTATTTTGGTTTATATTTTCAAAATAATGCTACCCCTGATATGTTATTCATTGCCAAAAATATGAAGTATGGTAGTGAAGAACATAAAGATTTTGTTGCTCAATTGCAAGAACTTAAAAAACCAGAAAACAAGCGTAAGAATCTTTTAGCATTATCTGATATTGATGTTAAAGATCTAAATAAATTGAGCAAGGAAAACCAGTTTACTGAACTTATGCGAAGATATGTTTCTTTATTAGCCATGACCTTCCAGATGCCTCCGAGCAGGTATGGTGCAACCTCTAATGCAACTGCTGAAGAGGCAACCTTGTCAAACCAAGGGTATTATAGAAATATCTCATCTTGGCAAGATTATATAGAAAAAACATTGAACACGCAATTGTTCATTCCAATCTTTGATGTAAAAATAAAATTCAATAGAGGTTATAAAGAAGACGAGCTTCGCGAAGTTCAGATTTTAAAAACTCGCAACGATATTGTCCAACAATTATTGCAATTGAAATTAATTGATAAAAAATCTGCAGTTAAATTATTACACATAGGATTAGGTCTTGATCAATCTGAAATGATAACTACGGAAGACGAACCTGAGCAAGTTTTAGGAGATTCAGAAGGAGAGGTAAATAGTGTTTATCGTCAACAGAACTTGAAAGATCGTGAAATGTTGGACGAGCACGAGTTAAATAGTCGTTTAATGCATACTCCTAAAAAAACACCAGTTACTAAAAAAATAAGTGAGAATAAGAGTTAGGTGAAATTATGCCAAAAGAATATGAAGATATTAAAGCAAATATGAAAAAGAAATATCCAAAAGAAACAGATGACGAGATTTCTGCACGTGCTGCTAAAATATTTTATTCTATATTTGGTATTACTGTTCGCGAGGCAATGAATTTAGAGAAGCAAGGAAAATGGAAATCATATTTAGCCAGTCATTCAAAAAAAGAGTTTGATGCAGATAACATGCTATATAAGAGTTATTTTTCTCCAGCAGATATTGATTTGAACGAAACAAGCAATGATGTTTATGTTAGTGGTTTTGTATCTTCTCCATATCCTGACGAAAGTGGAGATGTGATTGACCAATTTGATCTTTATAATAAATTTTTAGACCCATATAATTTTATGGCAAAGAAATTATCATATGGTCATGGTTGGTTAAAAGATGATCAATTAGATTTAGATAATGCTTTGGGTGTTTTACAGAATATTGAACTTAAAGAGCATCCAAAATTAAAGGTGCCGTGTGTATATGGCACATGGAAGCTAATGAAAACTCATCCCTATTATGATAAAGCAATATATGGTATTAAAGAAGGTGCAATGAGTGGATTTAGTATAGAATATAAAAAAGGAAAAAGTAGAGATGTAATAATTGGTGATGTTGTTGCAAACTATATTGAGGATTATCAGCTTGGTGGCGTTGGTATTGTTTGTAGACCAATGAACACAGATGCTTTTGTTACAGGATTTGCAATTAAAGAATTTAAATATAATGGAAAAGAAATTGGTGATAAAATGGAAAAAAAAGAAATTGAAGTAGATAATGTAGAAGAAAATGTTGTTGTTAAAGAAAGTGCTGAAAATAAAGCAAATGATACAACAATCAACAAACCTATTGAAACAATAACCCATACAGAGAAACAAACTGAAATTGTCGATGATGTTGCCAAGTTAAAACAAGAACTTTCTGAATTAAAAAAACACAAGGCAGAAGAAGATCAGAAAGCAGAAATAGAAAGATTAAAAAAAGAAATTGATTCATTAAAAGCTGAGAAACGTGTGTTAGTTGATACATCTGTTCAGAATTTTGTGAATCAAGATCCAAAAGAATTGCAGTATCAAAAATCAATGGAAGAGATATCAGCAATTCAGGCAGATAAAAAACTTAGTACTTATGAAAAGCTCAGAAAGATTTCTGAGCTTGAATTAAAAGAACAATATAATAAATAAAAAAAAGGTGAAAAAATTATGACTTATGAAATGAAAGGAACTTTATTGCATACAGATACAGGTATTGCTGAAAAATATTCTCCAATTATTTCTGAGCATTTCAATAACGATACTACATTTTATGCCAGAACTAGAAAAGAGAAGGTAGATAGTATCGATTATAGATTTGTAGCAAGAGTTGCAAGAAATGCAATGGTTGGTCCAAAGAAATCAACCGATGATTTAATTGGTGGGTCTTCAGGGAGAATAAATTTATATACTCACTTAAGACAATATGCAGGTGCAGTATCTATTGAAGATGCAAGAGCATTAGAAGCTGAAAGAAACGGTATTGGACCTTTGGCAAATGCCTGGGCTTCTGAAATGAATGATACAATGAAAGATTTATCTAAGGATTTAAATAAAGCATTTCTTGATTCAGGAACTACATTAGGTTCTGAATTTGGTGATGCTGTTGATTCATTAGGTGCAATCCTTCAAGCATCAGGAAATATATATGGTCAATCAAGATCTACATATCCATCACTTGCTGCAAATGTTGATTTAGCAGTTGGTGATTTAGCATTAACAAACATTAGAACATATATTACTACATTAAAGACAAATGGTGGTAAAAACTTTGTTATTTATACAACACCAACAATTGTAACATATATCAGAAATAAAATGGAAGCTGATAAAATGTATATCGGTACATCTTCACAAGCAGGATTTGTAGGTGCATTATTGTTTGACGGGATCCCAATAATTGAAGATGCCGATATAGATGACGGATATATGTTTATTTTAGACCAAGATGAATATTTTATTGCAGAATTTTTACCATTCACAATCGGAACCAAAGAATTAGGAAAAACCAATTTAACAGATACAAAAT